AGCCAAGATCATCAACCTTGCAAGTAAATTTAATGCTTCGCAACTGAAGCTCATCAATAATATTAAGCATCATGCTTACACTACAAAACTCAATCCTCATCTATATCCTCCACCAGCAGCCTTATACCGCTTTGCTAAGAGTTGCGCTTTTCTTGCCGACCACTTGCCAGCAGCAGTGCCTTGAACATTAGCAGCCTTTATTCTGTTGAACAAAGACTTTCGCATTGTTGGCTTTGTATAATTGCCAGCAGCATTAACCGCCATTTTGTTCCTCGCTTATGTTTCTTTGACTGCGAAACTTTTCACTAACAGTGCTTTCCATCTTCTTAACTTTCTTCAAAAGATTCTCGCGCTTTACACTTGTAACCATCTGCCCATCAGAAGTGCCAAGAAACTCCTTAACCTTTCGTCGTAACTTAGTTACCATAGAATAATCTTTGGGCATACTTTCTAATTGCTTAGAGAGCAACGAATAACGCGCATTCATTCTATTGCGAGGCGACTGACCTTTAGGCATTCTTTTTCTTCTTTAACGCCATAATCCGTTTCTTCAAACTGTCAGGCAAAGTATTTTGCGCCTTACTCAATAAAGACTTTTTAGGGCGACCAACCTTAGTTCCGTAAGTTCCTTTACCACTAGGCATTTATTTCTCCTCTCGCATTAAGACTTCTTCTTTTTCTTCGCAACTTTCTTTACTGGCTTGGGCGCTGGTACTGGATCAGGGCCACGAACAAGACGCCTAGCTGTCGGCAATCTAGTTGCTCCAGTGTAGGTATGATCCCCTAAAGTATGGGTGGCACCTTCATAAAGCTCGTTGTCACCATTCGTATACCAAGCCATTAATATTTTCCTAGCGTAGATTGAATTAAAGATCGGGGCTTCTTGCCCTTTCTTTTATAAGGCGTGTCTAGCAAAGGAGCCTCGCCGCGATTAACCTTCTGAGTACCTAACGAGGGAAGAGGATCAGCCTTCTTTTTCTCAACCTTGCTAAAAGCCTTGCTATAAGCCTTGCTCCTACCGCCAAACATATTCGTTCTTAAACCTTTAGGCAAAAGCTTGTTCTGGGTACTCTCTAGCTTCTTCATGCACATGGCTAACTCTTCCTATTCTTCCTAGCAAACGCTCTGGCAGATTCCTTACTACCAAATCCCCATTTCTTTAATGCTAACTTCAATCTAGTGGGACGCCCCTTGCTGTCTTCAAGGGGGCCAGCCATGCCTCCAAATCTAGCAGCAAAAGAAACTCGACGGCCATGAGTGCCGCTACCTTGAGGAGCCTTTAAATTAGAACCCTCCTTGCGCTTGAAATAAGCACGACCCGCAGCATTCAATCCGCCCTCTGGATTCTGATACTTCTTAGCAACCATGATTAACGACCAGTGTCATTCTCTCTAAGTGTACAGGTAGCAGTCCCACTCGTATAAGCACCACTCGCAATGCCAACACGATACTGTGCGCCAACAGGCTCATAACCAGCAGTCTCAATAGGAGCAGTAAACGTATCTACAGAAGCCCAAGAACCCCCACCATCAAAGCTGCGCTGAACACTAACAGTTCCCACAAACGTCCCTGAAATGCTAAGAGAAAAGTCACCGCGCAATGACAACGCTTCGCTAAACTGGTTCTCAGCACCAGCCGCCTTCGTTACTACATCCATATCAATCTCCTTTTATAGAACCCTATACCAAGAAAAATAATTATGACAATGCACAAACCTTTTGGAATAATCGTGGGAGTGAGGGACTATTACCATGTAACTAGCCGCTAGTTTTCCCCCCTACCCCCTAGCTGGGCTATGACCAGATGCAATTAACCTAGGTCAATAGTCACTCTTATGTCACCAGCCACCTGTACCTGTGATCTATCTATCGGTTTATAGCCAGCTCTATCCAGTAAATCCTTGCTTGCTTCGAGCTGAACGTACTCAGATTTAGCTCCAACAGCCAGTCTTCTTACAGTTCCAGCAGCTAGGGTAGCACTAATCCCAAATTCCTCATTCATCCTTTGCATCAAATACTGCTGCACATGAGGCAACTTCATAGTCTTGGTTGCAGTCACTCTTCCAGACTCGCCATCAGCATATCCAGCCAACGGTGCAGCGACTTTCAAGGTACATCCATTTGCTACGATGGTGTCTACTAACGCTGTCTGTTTTGGTGTAAGCTTTCTAAGTTTTACATCATTCATTAGTTACTCCTTACGGCCCCCCCTTCCCTCTTCCCCCCCATACAAACACCATCTTGGGATTGTCTGTCAATGGGTTAAACACACATACTATACGCATTGGTTCCAAACCTATACCTAATGGTGTTCTCAAAAGGCTTGACAGAAATACATACTAAACTGCCGTGTCAATCACGCTCGTATTGATAGTCGCAAGTCCGTCATTCTCCTAATAGTTATGTAGGCTCTGACCATCCCCGCACTCGTTTGTTCATTGCATGGCCGTCAAAACATTCGCAAGTATCAATTTCCCCTGCCCCTTCGGGTCATTCCTCGCGAGACAAATTGGTACTGGCGAACGTCAAGCACCCAGCAAGCTGGGCGTTTGCCTTCCTTGCATGAAGTCCTCGTTGCGGGGATGGCCCTCGCACAGAACAGGAGAACTAGGAAATGACTAAGAAGCTATCAACACTCGCGCAATTGAAACTAGATGTAATCAACTATCACAATCATGACATGAGCAACCCTGACAACAAGACTGGTGGCCTTGTGGTTAACGATAAGTTCCTCATCGGTCTCGCAAGAGACGCCTGCTACACTTCACACAACAGCCTTAACTTCAAACGCAAGCAGATCGCAGACTCACTTGCAGAGTATGACATCGCAGCTAAAGAAGAAAACGTCTACGCAATGGAACGCACTGAGCGCTGGATTGAACGCCTTACGCCTGAGCTTGACGAACTAGTCGATCGCCATAACGCAGACAAAGAAGTCTACGGAGTATTCTCTGGCGGAGAAACATGGCTCCCTAACAGAAAGCCAGCGCCAACAAAGGCCAAGCCAAATAACTTCAGCAACCTGAGAAAGAGGGTGGCGTAAGCCCCCTCACTACTGGGAGTCAGCAATGGCTCCCTTAATTAACTATTGTAACAGCTGCACACTTGCAGTAAGCTAACCTATGTAACCAAAGGAGAAGTACGCAATGACAAACTTTATCGACAGGGAGCAAACGCCCGTTATTCTTACTCTGCCACTCAAGCAAGTAGTGGAGCTTTCGAAATGCCTTAAGTATTTTGCTGAAGAGATCGAAGGGATTGAACAAGGAACTGAGTTCAACAAGTTTACAATCGCGCTTCTGCAAATGGACCTCGACCCTCTTGTAGATGAATGCAACAAGCTAATGAAAAGAGAAGGCTAATGTTAGATACAATTAGTTACATGGAAGTAGTCAATGACTACAACTTTGAAGTCGAAGAGCAGCCAGTGTATGACCAGCTTGGCAATGTCATCGAAGGACACAAAGCAGTTGTTCGATTAGACACCAATGAAAACCTTGGGCTTCACGGCTCAAGGTACAAGATCGTTAATCACCAAGATGTAGTTGACTCTGTTATCGACGGAGTGAAGTCAGCTGATCTATCTAGAGATTATGAAGTCTCAGTAGATGTTATGGAGAATGGTCGTAAGCTACGAGGAGAGATACTATTCAATGACCTAGTTGTTGAGCCAGCAGTCGGAGACTATGTTAAGTTCCGAGTATCATTCTTCAATAGCTACGATGCTAGTTGGTCTTTCTCTCAGCAAGCCAATGGTCTTAGACTGTGGTGTCTCAATGGCTGCACAACAGCAGACGCAGTAGCTCGCAGTAAGTATAAACACACCGCATCAATTAATGTAGAAGGATCAGCAGCCAAGGTAGTCAGTGGCCTTGATCACTTTATGAATCGCAAGGAAGAGTGGCAAAGGTACATGGCTACAAGCCTTGATCACCCACAAGTCGAAGACTTCTTTAAGAAGACTGTCTGCAAATCATTCACACGTCAGCAGTCAGTCACCAAGACCAATGAAAAGCAACTGGAAAACTTGCTAGGCATTTACGACAATGAACGTGCCAACTTGGGCAATAACAAGTGGGCATTATATAACTGTCTTACATACTGGTCTAGTCACACAAGCGAACTACGCTCCCCTCATAAGGCGCAGTACAATCGCGAAGTGTTAGTAAGCAACGCAATGAAATCAAAACAATGGTTGGAAATGACATGAGAATGAGTAAACAACACTATGAATTTATTGCAGATACAATAGGGCCAATGGTAAGTTGGCCCACCCATTTGCATTCAATAGCTGATGAGCTAGAGAAAACCAATCCTCGCTTTAATCGTGAGAAGTTTTTACAACGTGCAACCAAAGCTTGGGAAGATAACAATGAGCAGCCAGACATCGATGACACCATCCCTTACTCATGAGGTGTGGGTAGACTGCCCTGAATGCCAAGGCATAGGCACCGTAGAGAGAGATCGCTATGTGTACGCAAGCTTTGATGTAGATATAGGGCATATCGTAGAAGAAGTTCTTGATTGCGATAACTGCGGAGGCAGCGGCCAGATTGAATACGGTCACGAAGATTGGATGGACCTTGACAATGGACCTTAGATTGCTGCATTAGTGCAGTATGAAATCTTATCTTCAATACATAACAGACACAGCAAAGGGGTATAACATCTCTTTGCTGACCGCCTTCAAGGAAGCAGACATCCCAACGTCTACCTATTACAGAGCTATCAATAAAGTTACTGAACTTAGGTACGATACAGCAGTGAAAGTAATCAATGCTATCGAAAGACTTCACGCGATACAACAAGCCTGTGAGTATACCAAAAGATTACGAACTTCTGGTAAAGATGTTGACAGACGCTCGGTTAGAGCAAAGTTTAAGCCAAGAATCATTAGCTCATAAGATAGGTTGCACTGTATCACTCATCCACAAGTGGGAGTCTCACAAAAGACTGCCCTCTGGATTTATGCTGATGTGTTGGCTAGATGCTTTGCAATATGACATCCAAGTCACGAAAAGGTAACTCAATTACTTGCATTGCATGTGAAACAAAAGCTCATTTGTTTGTTGCAATACTTAAAAACAACAGTGGAGCTACCTACGAAAAGCATTGGTACATATGCCTTCATTGCTACAAGGAAGATAAATGGCAAACCGTAACAAAAATAAAGGAACTTACCACGAGAAGTGGTTCGTTGACTGGCTCACGAAAGCGAAGATCAAAGCGAAAAGACAGCCCCTCTCAGGCAGCTTGGGAGGAGAGTATTCAGGCGACATCAAGCTTGAACTCTTCGGACAAGAACTGGTGGGAGAAGTAAAGTACAGAGACAAGTCAGGATTCCCTAGTCCTTTTACAGTATTAGATAAGCGAGACATTGCTTTCTATAAAAGACGGACAGGAAGTCCGCAAACTCTGGTCATCATGAGCGGAGATCAATTCTTAACACTAATGGAGAATGTAAATGCCTTACTCAAAGGAGCAGATAGGTTACCAGAAGAATAAAGCAAGCAAAGAAGCTGCTGAATTTAATGTAGACGGCAAGCTTACAATCAAAGATCAAGTTAAAAAATACTTTCAAGATCAGTTAGAAGCTACAACAGAAGAGACAGCACTTGCTTTAAACCGTGCTGAAATTTCTGTGCAACCCAGAATATCAGAGCTTAAGAACCAAGGCATTCTTTGTGACTCAGGTCGCACAAAGATGGGCAAGTGGGGAACAAGCATTACAATCTGGGAATTAATCTAATGAAAAAACCAACATCAATAGGTCGGCATGTAGAAAGCAGTGTGTGGAATGCACACATCAGCAAAGCTACTAGCTCTAAGCACTACGCTAAAGAATACAAGAGCTATAGTTATGTGCTTGATGAATATCAGATCATGGCTGACCGCATTAAGAACGGTATGCCAGTAGGCGAGAGCTATCTCAAAGGTAAGCAAAAAGAAAAGTTGCTAGAAATTACCGATCTTACAGAGAAAGACTTCAAGAAATATCTTGAGTAAGCTGCATCTATGCAGTAAGATAACCTATATAATATAAGGAGAATACTATGGAACGCAAAGGTTTCATCGGTGGTTCCGACTGTGTAAAAATAATGCAGGGGAACTGGTTAGAATTATGGCAGATCAAGACTGGCCTTGTGGAGTCAGATGATTTGTCTCGCAATCTTGCAGTACAACTCGGTAGCTATACTGAAGACTTCAATCTTGAATGGTTTGAAATCGAGTATGATTGCATCTTGTCTAATCTTCAGCATGAATATGAATTACAAATAGGAACTGTTCCAGCCAAAGGTACAGTCGATGGCATATGGAACGGCCATGTAATTGAGGCCAAGCACACCAACTCCTATAATAATATGGAAGGTGTTATAGAATACTACATGCCTCAGATACAATTGTATGCACATCTTGCTAAAGCAGATGGTGCTTACCTCTCAGTAATTTTTGGCAACAACAAATGGGAAGCAGCTTATGTTGACCGTGACGAAAAGTATTTCGATTCTATGTGGGCAGTGGTGTCAGAGTTCTGGGGTTACGTTGTTCGCAAACAAGAGCCAGTTGGTCATGACGAACCGGTACAACTTAGCATTGACAAGATCGCGGTGGACAACATGGTCAAGCGAGACGCCAACACAGACAATAGATTTGTCGATGCGGCGGTCACGTATGTTAATGGCTATGAAAAAAACCGAGTGTTTGAGAACACAAAGAAAGATCTTAAAGCAATGGTTGCTCAGAACGAACGAGAAGTCTACTGCGACTACCTCACAGTCAAGCGAGACAAACGAGGGTCTTTACGAATAACACCTAGAAAGGGAGCCGCGTATCAACAATGAGCAATAACCTAGACATATGGAACAAGCTGTCCTCTTCAGACCCCAAATATCTGAAGAAGGTCAGCTTCGGTAGCCGCAGCTTCACCGCTATCGATCCACAATACCAAGTCATGAAGATGACTGAGCAGTTCGGACCAGTCGGTGAGGGCTGGGGTTGGCACAACACAACAGAGATAGTGCCTGTAAGCAACGGAGACAGCGCTGTGCTGGCGCATGTTACAGTCTGGCATACATCACCAGCAAATTCATTCGGCCCCTTCACAGGGTGCCGTAAGTTCTTTGATGCAGCTAAGGGTCGTATGGCTGAGGATGCACCGAAGATGGCTATCACTGATGGCCTAACCAAAGCACTGTCGCACATTGGATGTGATGCTGATGTCTTCTTAGGCAAGATGGATGGTAACAAGTACGATCAAGACAGTGGCAACAAGAGTAGCAGCAATAGCTGGTAATAATACAGGAGCCAGAAGCATGGCAGAATATGATGATACCAACAGAGGCGCAGCATTCACGCCGTTCCCAACTCAACAAATGATTCTTCAAGGCAAGATGAATGTCGAAGGCAATGACTATAAGATTGTATTAGTTAAAGACTCAACCAAAGACGGTAGAAATATTGTCGAAGTGTACCGAAAAATGGCTGTGCTTTTTGACAATGATAAGAAGGGCAATGATGCAGCCCCCGATTACTCTGGCCCTGTTGGTGAAGACAAACGCATTGCTGGATGGAGACGCATGAAGGATGGGAAACCATACATGTCTTTCCAAGTCAGTGATAAACAAGCGGGTGGTCAGCAGCAGCAACAAACAAGTTCTGTTCCTGATATTTCATTTGACGATGAGATACCGCCGTTCTAAACTAAAGGTGTTCTCCCTTTACACCAACTGGATGGCCTTCGGGCCGTCCCTTTTTTCAGGAGGAACTATGGAAACTTGGCACGATATGCGAGCAAGACAGCGCAATGAACAAGTCCAACAAATAAAACATTTATCCGCACTAAAGCTAACGCAAACGCAAGCAGCAAAATTGCTGGAGATAGACCTCACCACACTTAACAGCTTCATCAAAAGAAATGAGATTAGATGGGGCGTAATAATGCAGGGAAAAAAAGATGACAGACCCAACGTCACCAATATTTATAAGACTCTTCAGAAAAGTAGAGATAGTAAGAAACGATATGAAAGCATCAGGCAACAATAGATACCATGACCTCGATGAAATCCTTTCATTAGTTCAGTCTTTAAAAAAACATCTGGATAATAAAGATGAATAAAATATTACAATATGAACGTATGCAAGCTAAGCTAGGCAACCGTCCAAAGCTACCATGCGATAGACGCAGAGAGTATGTCAAAGATAAGCTTACCTCACAGCAAAAGATTATCTTGCAAACAGTAAAACAAATGCAGGAGGCAACAGCTTTTGACATAGTGAAGAAAAAGAATTTGAATGCTTACTCAGTATCAGCCCAGCTTTCACACTTGTTTAGCTCTAACTTAATTGAGAAAGT